CCTTCAAGCACCAAGGTGTCCGCCCGGCTTCGCATAGGCGATACGCCGCTTCAACGACCATAGGGTCGATTGAATTCGATATAGACATGACGTATGACTTCTATTACGTCGGAGCCGTCTGCACTTTGACTACGGACACCATGTCCGTGTGGTCAAGCAGATTAGCAACCTGAGCCGCAAACTCGTCGACGTTGGCTTGAGGCATGTCCTGAGGGACAGCCCACTCGCCACGGAAACTCGCTTGTGACACCAGAGTTGTTCGGTTCGTTGTCGAATCGAGGACGGAATAGGGGTACACCACGTTGGCGTACACCCTACGAACGGAGCCATCCCCATTGCCATCAGAGCGCACTGACATCTTCGGCTGGAAAGCCGGAATGCTGTTCACGGTCTGGGAGGCATAGCGGGCATGACTCTTATCGCCGGCAGCGGCGACAAGACCACTCCAAGTGATGTCTGTCGTTCCGTCTGCTTTCTTCACGATGAGATTTGCCAAAGAGGGCATATCATCTACCTTTCAATTGTTGTAGGAGAAGAGAAATACTCGTTGAGGCCCGTTTAAGGGACACTCGCTGAGCCTCGAATCGCAGTGAAGGTCCGGGGATACTTAATTCCCGAACGAATCTCATTGCCTCGGCATGGCACACATAAATGGTGTTATCGCCGTGACAGGGAGACCAGGGTTCACTATATCCTGTTTCCTGATAGTCTGTCGAAGTGATGTTGAGCCCGTAAGAACGGTAGGGGTAGAATATTTCCACCCCTATAAGATCCGACCACGAGTCAATAACCTGACTAACATTGATGAAATAATCCACCAAAAAAGAAAGCCTGGTTAACTCCCACGCGACTGAAACTGGGTTAATTAATCCCAGCTGATTTGCCAACCACAGGTTAGGGTTGGTCAAATGGACACCTGCACCTATGTTCACGGTGATATAGCCCGAATCCACGGTTTTTGAACCGTGAAGAGGCCAAACTCCACCTGAGTCATAGTTATAACCAGCAATTACGCTGGCTACTTTCGCTTTCGCGAAACTGGGAGGAATCCCAGAAACTAGCACTTTCATGCTAGTGTGTATGTCCGACACTACCGGAGCCCAGCCGAAGCTGTACTCTAACACAATGCCACCGAAGGATCTAGCTTTTGGCTTAAATCCCGATGGCACGCGTATGAGGGCGTTTGCCTCACGGAAGCGACCACGACGCAGAGCACGAAAGAACTTGTAAAGTTGCGAGGTACGGTCTGAAACCATATCCGCGGTCTTACGAAATTCACCCATGCTCGCACCTAATTCAGCTTGATCTCCCTTAATCTTAGAGAGGAACTTACTATAGGCTTTGTTGTACGCCGAAGCGACGTGCGGATTGTTCCAGTCAATTGGTGCACACATGGCGTAAGCCAATGTGTTCCAAACACTATAAATGCTCGTTGAAGAGCATGTTATGTTTGAAATCACGTTTGATTTGAACATCCGGTAAGCAAGTGGACGGTCGAATGGTCTAACCTGGCGATACTTTGCTTGGGACTTGTAAGCCCCAGCGTAGTTGTCGCCATTGTTATACTGATCCAGCCATTGCCACGATGCCGAAAACGGTCCAGTAATTGGTAGCATGGTTTCTTTGTGAAGGAAACCAGTGCACCAGGACCGCTTCACTGGTTCGCTAATTAAGCGATGCCCGCGATCAGGGCACATGACCACACACAGTTCCATAGGGAACCAATGTGTCTCTTTGTAGCTCGGCGGAAGAGATTCCACCGCCTGCCTTTCGGCAGGTTCACTGAGTTACAGCAGTTGGACACCTCACGGTGATTCTACTGATCGGTGACACCCTTTCGGGTGTGGGAAGTGGTTGCGAGAGTTACAGCAGTTTTAGCATATCGGGGTTTTAATGCCCGACTGCTTTCTGTTCCATCTGTAAAACGTCAACCAACATCCCAAACACCACAGTGCGGAGTTTTGATCACCGATTGATAGGACTTCAATCGGAAACTCCAACCCACGACTAGCTAAGTCGAGGGCAAGCGACGGGCCTTAG